CGGCAGTCGCGAGGAAGCCCCGAAGGAAGGCGCCGGTACCAGTGAAGTCCAAGCGGCAGGTGCGTGAGGACCGAGCCGCGACCACGTACAACACGCAGCAGGGCTAGTCGACAACTGAGGGGCTGCTCATGGGCGTGTACAACCCAACCGGCAGTGGCAATGTTCACATTGATCGGGTGATCAGCGGCGGTAGGAAGGGAGGCGCAGTGGCAAAGGGCATGGGCTTCAAGGCCGCAGCAGCGAGTGTCGCCAAGAAGAGCGGCGTGAGCAAGAAGGCTGCGAACGCCATCATCGCAGCAGGAGCACGGAAGGCTTCACTGGCCGCGAAGAAGGCGAACCCGAACCTGAAGAAGGTCATCGCGAAGAAGGCGGCCAAGAAGGCCACCACGATGTCGGAAGCACCAGTGCAGTTGGCGACCACTGTGGTGAAGCCGACGAAGCGGCAGGGTCGCATGGCGGTGCCGAGCAAGCGGCAGCGGGCGGCTGGATCATACTGATGGGCCGCGTTGTTAGGATCAACGACCATGTGACCGTGTTTGTGCAGAAGACGGTCGCGGGCAACACGCAGTACGTGAAGGCAAGGCCTGGCACTGTCACAGCTCGAGGTGCGGGCAACCTTGCCGATGTACGGATTGGGCACCTCGGTGAAACGTACGCCGGCATCGACGAGCGGCAGGATCCGAACGAGAACCTCGCAGCGACCAAGTACATCCCGTACTGACAGACGAAACAGGACGGGTCAAGCACGTAATAGTAATTGAAGATGTCATCCTGTTACATTTGGGGAGGGTGTTATGCTCCAAAGCATCACTGAGTGGATCTACGTCCACATGAAGGCCATTGTCGCTGGGTTAGGTGCCGCGGCGACGATGTACTACACGCTCAGCCCGGATGGAATGACGGCTAACGACTGGGTCGCAGTCGTGGTTGCGTTCGTGGTCACGGGCGGCTTCACGTTTGCCGTGAAGAACAAGGTCGTCGGAGAGCTGCTGTCGGCTGCTGAGAGTGCCTACACTTCGGTGACGTCGACCCATCCCGGTATGACGGTTACGGTGATGCCGCCTACGCCAGCAGCTGAGGGCGGAGCTCCTCCAGTGACGATGGGTGACGGTACTCAGACGGCGGTCGGTGGAACCAGCAGTACACCGATGGGCTTCGCTCTAACTCCTGGTATCCAAGGGCTCATGCCGGGTACTATGAGGCTCGATCTGGGACCGGTTGCGGCCGCGATCTACGCCTCCAGCATCTGGGACGACATCCAGGCAGCGAAGGACAAGATCTACAACCAACGGTACTAAGGAGGCTGGAATGCTTGCCCTTCTCGCTCTGATCGTGTTCTTGCTGGCGCTGTTCGGTGTTCACATCGGTAGCATCAACCTGGTGATCCTCGGACTTGCGCTGCTCGCGGCTCACATGGCCTTCAGTGGCAGCCTGTACTACTCCCGATCGACCTGGCGTCGTGGGCCGTAGTGGCACTGTCGAAGCAGAAGTACTTCGAGCTGGTTGGGTACCGGCCACATCCCAAGCAGCAGTTGTTTCATGATTCGCCATCTCGCTTCCGCGTTCCAGTGTGTGGTCGTCGGTTCGGGAAGTCGCATATGGCGAGTCGTGATGCAGGTGCTGAGCTATTCCTCCCCAAGCGCAGGTACTGGATCATTGGTCCAACCTACGACTTGGCGGAGAAGGAGTTCCGAGTCATCTGGGATGACTTGATCGTAGGTCAGAAACTGGGCTTGGATAAGCGCATCAGGAAGGCGTACAGCAAGCGCAGTGGTGAGATGTGGATTGAGTTCCCCTGGCAGACGAGAGTTGAGTGCCGTAGTGCAGACCACCCGGAGAACCTGGTTGGTGAAAAGCTCCACGGCGCTATTATGTCCGAAGCGGCTAAGCACAAGAAGGACACGTGGGAGCGGTTCATTCGTCCGGCGCTTGCGGATGCACGAGGCTGGGCAACGTTCCCGACCACACCTGAAGGCTTTAACTGGCTGTACAACTTGTGGGCTTTCGGGCAAAATGCTGATCCGGTCTACAAGGACTACGCTTCCTGGCAGTTTCCGTCGTGGGACAACCCTTATGTGTATCCGGGCGGACGTGACGATCCGGAGATTAAGCTCATTCAGGCAACTGTACTTCCGGCTTTCTTCGATCAGGAAATTGCGGCTCTGTTCAACGCGTTCGTCGGCAAGATCTATGAAGAGTTCAGTGAGATACATCACGTCAAAAACTTTGGTTACAACCCACTTTGGCCGAACTACCTGTGCTTTGACTGGGGATTTACTAATCCACTTGCGGCGATAGAGTTCCAGGTCGATCCTTGGGGTCGTGTTTGGGTATGGCGGGAGCACTACAAGGCCAACCAGATGCTGGAAGCACACGTCGAAGAGATCAAAGGACGCGAGAACCCACCTAACTACAGAATCGATCTAGCATTCGGTGACTCAGCTGACCCTGGCGCGTGCGTCTACGTTTCAACTCACCTTGCACCATGTGTAGGAGATCCACGGGCAAAGCTCGGCGTTGAGGCGAAGGGGTCACGTGAAAGCGGATGGCGCGAAGGAATCAACCTCGTCAAGTCCTACCTGCGTCCGCGTGAAATCGGGATCGCAGACGAGCATGGAACACCTTATGAAGAGCCTTGGCTCTTCGTCAGCCGAAACTGTCCGAATACGATTCGAGAGTTCAACAACTACCGAGCCCCCTCTCCTGTTGGACGTTCCGACCGCAACATTCGTGAAGCTGCTCAAGCGTTTGACGACCATGCCCTCGACGCTCTCAGATACGGAATGATGCACGTATTCAAACTAGGCGCCACATACCACCTGACCGACGTTTACACTTCAACTGACTCAGATCGAAATGACAGTCCTTTCTTCAACGACGTGGCTTCAGGTGGCTTCTTCGATACCGGTGCACTCTCGCGCTTCTAAAGCTCTGGCGCCAATGATAGATGTCGGCCCTGTGGGGATTGGTGGGACATGACCGCGGTTGAGTACGTCAACGACGAGGGCTCAGTAGCTCTTGCTGAACTGCTCGATCGGCATGACTTGGTGAGCGTTGAACCACGTGAAGGCTACATCGTCATGTCTCGCCGCGATGTAGCCGTGCAGCTTGCTAAGCCTGCCAGCATCGACACAGGGCTTGGGCTTCAGGAGCTCGGGTACACCTCGATGAGTCCGTGGACTGCCTGGACGCGTGATGAGCGCATGCCAGAGCTACGGGACAAGCGAGGCATTCGCACATACTACGACCTCAAGCGAAGCGACGGCGACATCCGAGGGAGCCTAAGGCTCGTCAAGACTCCGATCCAGGCAGCACACTGGTATCTGGAGCCGGCTTCTGACAGTGCCGAGGACAAGAACATCGCCAAGTTCGTACAGAAGGCTCTGTTCGATGGGCTGAATGTCGACTGGTCGCAGGTACTCGACGATGTACTGCTAATGTTCGACTACGGCTACATGGTCTTCGAGAAGGTGTACAAGTTCGATAAGGATGGTAAGGTCGTCCTGCAGAAGCTTGCACCTCGCCACCCGCTCGACATCATGGAGTGGATCTTCGATGACCGTGGCGGTCCGAACGGTATTGTCATGGAACCGTTCGTGCCCTACGGCAATCTCGGTCCGGCGTTTGGTTCTCCACAGATCGACTTGCCGATGCCTTCGATGGGCCAGTTCATCCCGATCCGGAAGCTCGTGATCTTTTCACTCGAAGCTGAGGCGGGAGACCTTCGCGGCATCTCGGTGCTGCGGTCAGCGTACAAGCATTGGTACTACAAGGACACGCTGTACAAGATCGATGCGATTCAGAAGGAGCGCCACGGCATTGGCGTTCCTGTGATCCTGCTGCCTCCTGGGTTCTCGAAGGAAGACAAGATTCTGGCCGACGAGATCGGTCGTAACCTTCGGACGAACGAGCGGGCACACATCGTCATTCCTGCGAACTGGGTGATCACGTTCGCCAAGCTCGAAGGTCAGCCAGTCTCAGCGATCGAGTCGATCAACCACCACAGCAGCATGATCCGAGTGAACGTGCTGGCACCCTTCATGGGTGAGGCTCGTCCGGATCAAGAGTCGACGGACATGTTCTTCAAGTCCACTCGATACCTGGCCGCTAGCATCTCGAACATCTTCAACAGGTTCGTGATCAGGCAGCTGGTTGACATGAACTTCCGACGCACCGAGTACCCGAAGCTTCGTGCACGTCGAATCGGTGAGTGGAACGATCTGCGCACCTTGAGCTTCGCGGTTCGTAACTTCGTGGGTGCCGGCATGATCACACCTGACGATGTTCTCGAGGCCCAGATTCGAGACGAGACCGACCTGCCGCCGATGGACAAGGCGACAGCTCGACCGATCATTCAAGGCGGCTTCAACAATGCTCAGCCACCTCACGAAGGTGGTGGAGATCCGAACCAACCTCATCCTCCAGGCCCGAGCCCAGCTCAGTTGCCTCGGCAGACCAGCCGCCCGTTCGTTGGTCCGCCTAAGAACAACTCGGGCCGCGATGTGTCAGGAGGCTCTAGTACCTAGGGTATATAGTGAAACGTTGGTGCTATAGGGTTGTTCAAGGTATAATCGTAATAGGAGGTGCCGCGTGGGAGAAGGCAAGCATTTCGGTTGGTGGGTAGACCTCGAGAAGGTCACCCTCGCCGATGCGGCAGGGACCATAACCAGTTGGGTCCATGCTCTGCCGTACGGAACGTACTCGCATCCGATCCACGGCGCGCTTGTCTTCGACTCGGCCAAGCTGAGCGCGCTGGCGTCCAGCGTGAAGTCGAAGGTACGCGGTGTCGATCCTGACATCGACTACGACCACAAGACCGACCCTGCCAAGGGTGGTCAGGCCGCAGGTTGGGTCAAGGATGCTGAAGTTCGAACTGATGGTCTGTGGCTGAACGTCGACTGGACAGCCGACGGAGCCAAGGACATCAAGGAGAAGAAGTACCGCTACTTCTCGGCGGACTACGCCGACGAGTGGACCGCACCAGACGGCAAGGTCTACCAGGATGTTCTGAACGGCGGCGGTCTTACCAACCGGCCGTACATGAAGAACCTGATCCCGGTGAACTTGTCGGAACTCGTATCCGACCCGACCCTCAAGCCCCAGGACCCACCGGAGGCAGACATGGATCTGAAGAAGCTCAGGGAGTCCCTCGGGCTCGCTGAGGCGGCGACGGAGGACGACGTCGTCAAGAAGCTGACCGAGCTGGGTCAGCAGATCACCACCCTCACCACGGAGAAGACCGTGCTGACGGAGGAGATCGCCAAGCTCAAGAACCCGCAGGACCCGAGCAATGACCCGAACCTGAAGGCGCTGATCGACGGTTCGCCGGCGTTCAAGGCTCTCTACGAGGCCAACCAGGCCAAGGAGAAGCAGCTCGCTGAGGCCCAGACCGCCATCCGGCTCGCCGAGGTCAACAC